ACAACCCCGAGGATGTCGCCGGGGTGCTCGACGAGCCCGAGGAGGAGGGCTTCACCCTGGGGATTGAGGAATTCGACCGGCTCGGCATCTACCCGCGTCGAAAGGAGCTCTTCGGCTTTCTGGCAGCTCGGGGCCGGGGGAAGTCGTGGTTCGCCACGCACTGCGCCAAGCGTGCCCTCCTCCAGCGCTGGACCCCGGTCATGGTCACGCTGGAGATGTCCCAGAAGCGCTACTCCGCGCGCATGCTTCAGACCTTTTTCTCCATCAGTCGGCGCGACGCGCTGGTGCACGTGACGCGTCTGAATAAAGACGGCGACGGCAAGCTGGAAGGCGTCCTCCGCGAGGAGGTCGAGCGCCAGACGATGCGGGACCCCGACATCCGGGAGACCCTCAAGAGGAAAGCGAAGCGCGCCTTCAAGAATCGAAAGCCGATCAGGATCAAGGCATTCCCCAGCGGGAGCCTTGACATCTCCGGCCTGCGTGCCTACCTGGAGGGCCTGCGCCGCCACGAGAAGATCACCCCCGACCTTCTCGTCGTCGACTATCCGCGCCTGATGAAGCTCAACCCCGCCAACCTGCGCTTGGAGCTGGGGGCGTTGAACGTAGCGCTGCGTGGCCTCGCCGACGAGATGAACATGGCGGTCGTGGTCCTGGCGCAGGGCAATCGAGAGAGTGAGAGCGCGTTCCTGGTCACCGGCGACATGGTGGAGGAGGACATCTCCCTCAAGGCCACCGTGGATGTGCTCCTCACCTACTCGCAGACCAAGCTGGAGAAGGCCCTGGGCCTCGCCCGTCTCTACGCCGACAAGGTGCGCAACGACGAGAGCGGCGCCATCGTGCTCATCTCCCAGGCCTACGCCATAGGGCAGTTCTGCCTGGAGAGCATGCGGCTTGTCGGCGATTACTGGGAGGACCTGAAGGAGAAGTTCGCGGACAAGGAGGACCGGCGCTCGCGGCGGCGCCGCAGCGAGGATGAAGACGCCGAGCCGCCCTCGCCACGCAGGCGGCGGGACGATGACGAAGAGCGGCCGCGCCGCAGAAGGGATGGCTCGGATGACCGACGCTGAACTGGAGCGCCTCCGCGCTCAGAAGAACCAAGCGGCGTCCCTGATTGGGCAGGAGATCATCAACTTCCTGTGCAATTCCGGGGTCATGTATGACGACGGCATCAACGCGTGCGGCTGGGTGATCGGCCAGCTCGCCAACCAGTGCGGAGATCCCGTGCTCCGCCAGCAGGTGCCGGCACTGCTCCGCGAGGTCATCGCGCGACTCGAGGGCCGGCCCCCGGAGAACCCCTTCGCGCCGCCGCCGGGGACCATGGAGCCACCCCAGACGATCCAATGATTATCGACCGCAGGGCCGTCAGGGAGTTCCTCGCGCGGGAACTCGACTCGTATCTCTGGATGAAGGGCCTCAGCCGGGAGAAGATCCTCCGCGAGCTGAAGGCTCTGCGCGTGCCGCCGGTGTTTCACACCGACCCCTGGCTGCACCAGCTTGTTTGCTTCTGGATTGGGCTCTGTAAGCCCCGCTTCCTCTTCCTCCTGGACATGGGCCTGGGGAAGTCGAAGATCCTCTCCGACTTGATCCGGCACATCCAGCGCGAGAAGAAGCTGGAGCGGGCCCTCATCACCGTACCGCGGAAGCTCAACGTCGACTCCTGGGTCGACGACCTCGCTGTGCACCAGCCCGATCTGGAGCCCTGGCGCATCGACTGCTCCGACATCGAGGAGAAGCGGGAGCGCCTCCTCAATCCGCGCGGCGACGTCACCATCATCGACAACCAGGGCCTCCAGTGGGCGCTCTGTGATAAGGTGAAGATCGGCGGCAAAAAGAAGCGCAACGAGCTCCAGGTCAACGAGAAGGTGCTGAAGCGGGTGCTCAAGGAATACAACTTCCTCGGCATCGACGAGATTCACAAGTTCGCCAACAGGGAGAGCCTCTGGTACTCTTTCATGGACGACATGGCCCGCCGCATGGACTATTGCTACGGCACGACGGGCACCCTCTTTGGCAAGAATCCCGAGGATGCGTGGCCGCAATTCCATCTCATCGACCGCGGTGAGGCCCTGGGGGAGACCCTCGGCATTTTCCGCGCGGCTTTCTTCCATGCGAAGACCAAGCCCTTCAAGGGGGTCGTCTACGAGTTTGACAAGCGCATGGATGCGAAGCTGCACGAGGTCCTCCAGCACTCCAGCATCCGCTACGACGAGAACGAGGTCCCCGAGACCGACCTACCGCCTCGCGTCATGCGGGTGCATAAGTTGGAGATGTGCGAGGAGCAGCGTGAGCACTATTTGCACGCCCTGGAGGGCTTGGTAAACGCCGGTGGCAAGCTCCGCGATCTGGAGGCGCAGTGGCTGCGGATGCGGCAGATCACCAGTGGCTACCTCGTGTGGAAGGATGAACACGGCGAGCACATAAAGCACTTCAAGGAGAACCCGAAGCTCGACGACCTGGAGGCCACCATTGACGGCATGCGCGAGGGCCGGAAGATGATCGTCGCCTATGTCTACACCGAGAGCGGCCGCATCATCTGTGAGCGACTGAAGAAGCTCGGGATCGGCTTCGAGTGGCTCTACGGGGGCACCAAGGACCCCGCCGCTGCCCGGCGCCGCTTCATGCAGGACCCGAAGTGCAAGGTCTTCGTGATGAACGACGAAGCCGGGGGCACGGGCAACGACGGCCTGCAAAAGGTAGCCAATTCGCTTTACTTCTACGAGAGCCCCAGCGACCCCAAGGCCCGCCAACAAGTTCTTAAGCGGGCGCATCGCCCAGGCCAGACGCGCCGCACCTTTATCTATGACGCGGTGGTAAAGGGCTCGGTCGATGTCGGAATTCTGGATGGAATTGCGGAAGGCATTGACATGTACGACCGGGTGGTAAACGGTCGGGTGAGGTATAAGAATCTATTCTTAGGCTAGCTGCGCCGGCATCGCCTACAATGCTCGTGCCCGTTAGAGGAGCGCAAAGCCCCGGCGGGTGTTCAGAGGATGGGATACATGAAAAACGACCACGGGGCGGCCTTTTTGCCGTCCGGATCGAGGAGTCGGGTCGAGACGAGCCCCACGGGCCGTCTCATTTCCGCCGAGCTCACGCTCGGCCTTCTATTGAAACAGCAGCAGCCGTGCCGCCCCTTGCAGGGCATGGTGCGGCTCCTGCAACACGGCGAGCGCGTGATCTCCCTGGAGATGGATTACTCCCAGGTCGAGGCGCGCATCTTCGCCGCATACCCCCAAGCTGCACAGCTCCTGAAGCGCCGATAAAGCGCTCCCCGCTGCCGTGCGCCCTATCGACTGGGCGCAGGTGCTCAGGGAGCACCGCGTCCACTTTGTAGAGAGCGGCCCCAACGTCAAGCGGGGCGAGTTGGCGATCAAGTGCCCCTTCTGCGGGAGCGCTGATCCCTCTCATCACATGGGCCTCAACCTGGAGACCGGTTGGTGGTCCTGCTGGCGCAACCGCGCCCAGCACTCGGGCAAGAGCCCGGTGCGGCTGCTCATGAAGCTCCTGCGCGTGCCCTATGGCCGCGCCAGGGAGATAGCGGGCCTTGGGGAGGACTATGTCGACCCCGAGGGCTTCGACGCCCTTGCTGCGCGTCTCCTGGGGCGCTCTGGCACGGAGGAGGCCCGGCCGGAACAGGTGCAGCGACGACGCCTGCACCTTGACGCCTCCTTCAAGGAGATAGGGCGGCGCTCCGCGCTGACTCGTCCCCACTGGGACTACCTCTATGAGCGTGGCTTCGATGGGCGCTCGGCCCTGGGCGAGGACGTCGATGTGCTCTGCGACGACTACCAGCTCCGCGCCGGCCTTCGCGGCCGCTTCCAGGGGCGCGTCGTGCTCCCCTACATCATGGATGGAGAGGTAGTCACATGGAGCGCCCGCGCGATCACAGCGAGCCGCTGGCGCTATCTGGACCTCGACATCGAAGACTCCATCCTCCCGCCCAAGGAGACCCTCTACAACCACGACGCCATCTACTCGGGCGGCAAGGCCCTGGTCGTCGTGGAGGGCCCCTTTGACGCGCTGAAGCTCGACTTCTATGGGAAGCCCTGGGGCGTGCGCGCGGTCGCGCTCTCCACCAACTCCATCACCGACGCCCAGGCCTATCTGCTCCAGGCCGCCGAGGACCACTTCGACCAGACGCTGGTGATGCTGGACAACGCCTCGGCTCTCGGCATCGTCGACTCGATGCGGATGAAGCAGGAGCTCTCTTTCCTTCGGAATCTCTCCATCGTTGGGGTCCCCCATGGCGCGAAAGACGCCGGGGAGCTGAGGCCCCGACAGGTCATTCAGTGGGCGCAAGCCCTTTAGCCACAGAGGTACACATGGGTCTTTTCACTCCATATCTCAACACGCACTTCAGGAGCGGGGGTTGCCGGCTCATCGCCCGCGCCTATGACAAGTGCCGTGAGCGCCGCGTGCAGCTCTACGCCATCCCGGGCCACTACGACTGCGTCGGCGTCAGCGATGGCACCGACGCCTGGGTTGCGCCCGCGAGCGCCGGCCTCTTCTTCGGAACCTCCAGCGGCGACTGCGCCGACATCATGCGCCGCCTCCAGGCGGGCGAGCCCTTGCCGCCCATTCCTGACTGGCCCGCTGATGTCCGTGAGGAGGAGCCCGCGCCCAGGCCTCGCGCCCAGCGCCGAGTCGCCCTGGAAGAAGCCGAAGAGATCACCCCGAGGAGGAAGAGCCGTGTCGCACTCGTTTGAACCCAGTTTCGAGGGCCCGATTGAGGGCTATGTGGTAAATGGCATGCGCGCCAATTATTTCCGCGTGCAAGCGACCATGACCCGCGAAGACTACATGCAGGAGGCCTACGAGGTCTTCCTCACGCTGCGCCGCCACTACGCCGGCAAGGTGGAGGAGCCTAAGCACTTCATGGCGCTGTTCAAGCGGGCGTGGTCGAATCGGCTCGCTGACCTCTCGACCGAGGACACCAACCAGCGCGAACTCTTCCGCCCCGACCACGGCATCCAGCGCAGTGCCGAGGGTGAGGAGGAGCGCCAGTACGAGGCGCTGGGCGAGACAGATAACGAGGGCCATCTCCGAATCCTGATCCGTCAGGCTCCGCGCGAGGTGGGCATGGTGCTTAACCTATTCCTGAGTGCGCCCCAGGAACTCGTGGAGATGGCGCTCCGCTCCTGGAGCGGCAACAAAGACAGCCGCCGCAAAGACGGGGGCAGCGCCCACATCAACCGCCTCCTCGGCCTTGATCCGAGCCGTGACGTCATGCAGGAGGTTCACGATTACCTATCCGCGTGATAGCCGGTATAGCTGTCACAGCCCTTTGCGGCTGCATTCCCACCAACCAAACCCGGAGAACTCTGGACAAATGAGCAAGATCGAGAAGGAGCTGGTCAAGGCGACCGGCGTGGAAGCGAAGAAGGGCGAAGCGCGGCCCGAGTTCCTGGCGCGCATGGCGAAGGCCGTGGCGGGCCTGGACGAGAAGGACTGGGAAGACCTCAGCGCCGAGGCCCAAGACTGGTACAACGCCAACGCCGACGCCCGCCAGAAGGCGAAGAAGGCGGGGGAGTCGATGCCGCCGTACACCGACTTCGCCGACGCCAAGCCGGACGTCGAGGAGGAGGAAGACGACCAGCCCTCGCGCCGCCGCCGCGGTTCCGACGAGGACAAGTCGGGGAAGGCCAAGGAGAACGCTCCGCCCAAGGGCGAGGCCACCGCGGTCGAGAAGCTGGAGGAAGGCCAGCGCGTGAAGATCGTGACCAAGCGCGGCAAGGAGGTCGCGGGCGAGGTGGTCGAGAACTCCAAGCGGAAAGAGTACGTGGTGGTCAAGACGGCCGACGGCAAGGAGGAAGAGCTCGACTACGACCGCGTCGACTCCGTGGAGGTCTTCCACGGCACGGCGGGCACCGGCGGCGATGCCGGCGACGAGGACAAGGACGTCGGCCCCGGCATCGGCGACGAGGTGGAGCTGACCAACAAGCGCGGCAAGACCTTCCGGGGCAAGATCACCGAACTCTCCGAGGAGGAGATCGTGATCGAGACCGACGACGGCCCCGAGGACTTCGCCCGCGACCGCATCACCGACATCAAGGTGACCAAGAAGGCCAAGGCCGGCGGCCCCAAGAAGGAAGACGCCAAGGGCGACGACGAGAAGGCCACCAAGGGCAAGGGCACCAAGAAGGACGACGACGGCGACGACAAGAAGACCCGCAGCCGCAGCAGCGACGAGGTCCCCATCGGCACCAAGATCAAGATCGCCATCGCCGAGAACCTCGACGCCGACGTCGGCGAGATCGCGGCCATCCTGAAGAAGGCCGGCGTCGAGGTGAAGGAGAACACCCTGGACCTCAACTTCAAGGAATGCCACAAGCTCCTGAAGGCACTGCACGAGCGCGACCTCCTCGCGGTCAAGAAGTTCACCCCCAAGGTCTAAGCCGGCGGCCGCCTCGCGGCTGAGGGCATGACCCCGAGAGGCCCCGGTATAGCTACCGCGGGCCTCTTCTCTTTTTCTCAGGAGTGATTCAGTGACCAATCAACACGTGATCCTTTACAGCGGTGGCATGGACTCCTTCCTCCTCGCCCACCTCTTCCCCGACGCCGCCAAGGTGTACGTGGATGTCGGCTCCATCTATTCCGCCAAGGAGAAGGCCCACCTCCCGGCCGACGTGATGGTGGAGCGGGGCATCAACCTCGGGAAGTGGGAGCGCTCGGACGCCATCATCCCGGGCCGCAACGCCTTCATGGTACTCGCTGCCTCGCAATACGGCGACAACATCATGCTGGGGGCCACGGCCGGCGATCAGAGCCGCGACAAAGACGATACCTGGGCCAACATGATGACTGGCCTCCTCCGCTACATGTACAGCGGCAAGCACTTCGACCCCGAGCGTGACATGAGCGTGAGCCTCCCGATCAAGGACCTCACCAAGGCGGAGCTCGTGCAGCAGTACATGCGGGCTGGCGGCGCGATGCTCCCGCTCCGCGACACCATCTCCTGCTACCACCCCGAGCACCTGCACTGTGGCCGCTGCAAGAGCTGCCTCCGGAAGTGGGTGGCGCTGGAATGGAACCGCATTCCGAGTGGCGCCATCTGGGCCAGCGACCCCAGGGACCCCGCGAACTGGGTGGAGATCGTCAAGACGATCAAGGGTAAGGGCTGGCGCACCCTGAAGGAGGACGCGCAGACGCTCTCGGTGCTCCGCGAGCATGGCATCGTGGAGGATGCGGAATGACAGTGCGTGGCAAGCTCGCCAGCGCAGTCGCGGCGATGTTGACCGAGCTGGGCGAGGACCTGAACCGGCCGGGCCTGCTGGAGACGCCGGAGCGCGTGGCGAAGGCCTGGATCGAATGGACCTCGGGCAGCAACTACACCGACGATGACATCGCGCGGCTCCTCAAGGTCTTTCCCGAGGAGGAGGCCCAGGTCGACGAGATGGTAATCGTCCGCGACATCGAATTCTACAGCCACTGCGAACACCACATGGCCCCCTTCTTCGGCACGGCGCACGTCGCCTACATCCCGGGCGAGAGCGGGGCCCTGGTGGGCCTCTCCAAGCTGGCGCGACTTGTCGACGTCTTCTCGCTGCGCCTCCAGGTGCAGGAGCGCATCACCAACCAGATCGCCGATGCCCTGGAGAAACATCTGGGCGCCCATGGCGTCGGCGTGGTGATGCAGGCCAAGCACTTTTGCATGTGCAGTCGCGGCGTCGGCAAGCAGGGCAGCAGCACCGTCACCTCAGCCCTCCGAGGTGCGATGCGCCAGGGCTGGCAGCGAGCGGAGTTCTTCTCGCTGTTGAAGCAGTGATCCCGTGGGCCAGCACCGGAGCCCGGCCCTGGAGCTTCCGCGCCCTTAAAGAGGGTGGCTGGCTCCACTACCTCGGCTCCTATCACGAGAGAGAGAGCCTTCAAAGAGCCATGTTGACACCTGACCAATTCCGCTTCTTCATCGACTCCGGCGCCTTCTCCGCGTGGAGCCGAGGCGCGCAGATCGACCTGGACGAATACATCGCCTTTGTGAAGGCGAACATCGACCACATCGACTGCTACGCGAACCTCGACGTCATCGCCGGGGAGCCGGGCCGCAATGCCACCAAGGCAGAGAAGGAAGAAGGAGCTCGGCGCTCCTGGGAGAACTACCTCTATATGCGCGCCGAGGGCCTGGACCCCATCCCGGTCTTCCACGTCGGCGAGGGCTGGTCCTGGCTCCAGAAGATGCTGGATCACGGCTGCACCTACATCGGCCTCGGCGGCATGGTGGGGAGCCACCTGACGCCGGTCCTGCGGCGCCAGTGGCTAGATGATGTGTTCGAGCGCATCACCGACGCCGAGGGCTGGCCTCTTGTCAAGGTGCACGGCTTCGGCATGACAAGCGTCAAGCTCATCATGCGCTACCCCTGGTACAGCGTCGACTCGACCACCTGGATCAAGATCACGCAGACAGGCGGCATCCTCTTCCCCGCCTACGACGCCAAGGCCGGCGCCTTCAGCTTCGACCGCACTCCGATGGTGGTCAGCGTGAGTGACCGCAACCCGAAGCAGACCGCCGACGGCCAGCACGCCAACTCCATGAGCCGCTCCATGCGGCTGCTCTTCGACCGCTGGCTCGCCGAATGCGGCAAGAGCTACGAACAGGTCCGCGAGCACTACTACCACCGCGCAGTCTGCAACGTGCACTTCTTCAAGCGCGTCAGCGAGGCCGCCGGGAAGCATCCCTTCAAGAAAGACCGCATCCGCAAACAACCCCTTTTCTAAGGAGCGAGACATGACCAAGAGCGTCCAGTATTACGAGGAGATGGGCCGCGACCATGCACGCGCAGGCGCGAAAGCCGCCTCCTTCCCCAGGAGCGGCACGAGCTGGCAGGCCAAAGCCTACTGGAGGGGCCGTGACGCCGAGAATGCGGCGATCCAGGCCCGCAAGAGCAAGGACCCCGGCCCCGCGCCTGGGACGGCCCCTCGCGGCTCTCTGATGGGCATCGCCACCACGCGGCTGCCGTCGAAAAGCCCGGCGGAAATCCAGGCACCCAAGGCCTACCTCGACAAGCTGCGCGTCGTCAACTATCCGGCGCTGATGAAGCTGAGCGAGTACTGGCCCGCAGGCGCCAAGGAGCACGTGCGGCTCCTCGCCATGGACCACAACACCGAGCTGCGCCTCGGCCGGCGAGCGCGCCTGCATCGCGCAATCCGCCGCATGGTGCTGCGTCACGAGCCCTCCCGGCGCTCGCCCGGCAACTGGGCCGACATCGCCGCGGTGCCGATGTCCATGTCGCAGGCCTCGGCATCGTGAAGATCTACATGGTCGCATCGGCCGTGCCGTCCTGGATGCGCACCGGATACGGCCACAGCCTCCTCGCGGGCGAGGCCTCAGACCTGCTGATCTCTTTCGAGGAGTTCAAGCGGCCGGGGGTTTCGCTCCCTGTCACCTCCGAGGTCATGGGCTCCTCCTACAACCCCAGCAAGGCGGACCCCGTGGAGGCCCCCTCGTGAGGATCTACCTTGTGCACGCGAAGGCGAACTACGCCAGCGCTACCGATGGCCTTGTGAACGCGATGAGAGAGAGAGAGCACCCGCTGACTCTCTACTCTTTTGAGTTCCTGGTGGGCCGCCAGACCCTCCCCATTCAAGAAGACCCGAAACCCAAGCAGGAAAGCCCTTCCAATGTCTGACAGCAGCATCAACCGCGCCGAATTCCTCCGCGTCGCTGGCCTTGTGCGGCCCGCCCTGGCTCGCGACAACTACATCCCCTTCCTGACGCACATCGCCTTCGATGGCAAATACGCCACCGCCTTCAATGACATCAGCGCCATCGCTGTCCGCGCCAAGACGCACATCGAGCGCTGCCTCCCGGGGGAGTGGCTTATCAAGGCACTCCAGAGCTTCAACGGCTCCGAGGTGCTCCTCCAGCAAAAGGACGGCGAGGTCCTCCTCTCCAGCGGCCGCTCCAAGCTGAAGGCCCCCACGCTCGCCCTCAAGGACTTCCCGCTGGAGTGGCCCGAGGATGGCGACGTCACCGAGATCATGCTGAAGCCCGTGGTGCTGAAGGGAATCGAGCGCTGTCTCCTCAGCGTCGGCAACGACCCCACGCACCCCGAGCAAATGGGCGTGACGCTGGAATCTGTCGACGGCATGGCGGTGCTCTACTCCAGCGACAACTGGACCATCAGCCGCTACGAGACCGACTCCAAGCTGAAGCTCCCTGGAGGCTCGCCGGTCATCCTGCCCACCTTCTTCTGCGAACAGATCGTGAGTCTGGGCAAGGCCTTCCCCGAGGAGGAGGTCGTCCTCTACGTGCACCCCGGCGCGATCATCGCGGAATTCGGCATCCAGGCCCGGCTCCTCTCCAAGACGCTGGTCGACCAGGAGCCCGCCGACTTCCCGGCGATGTTCAAGAAGCACCTCAAGGTGAAGGGCAACCTCACCGAGGAGCTCGTCAAGATCCCTGACGCCTTCGATGCGGCCCTCCAGCGTTCTCTCCTGGTACTGGGCGCTGAGGAGGATAAGGCGGTGAAGATCGAGATCACCGACAAGGGCTTCGACATGTTGAGCGAGGGCATGGGCGAGGCCGACGACCACCTGGAGGCGAAGGATGTCAGCTTCAACAGCCCGGACGAATTCCACCTCGACCCGCAGCTTGTGGCCCGCGCGATGAAGACCGCGACGCACATGGGCTTCGGCGCGACCGTGCTCATTCTCAGCGATGCCGCTGCCAACTTTGTGCACCTGATCGCCTACTGCACCGGCCCCAAGGCCAAGAAGTAAGCCCCGGAGGGAAGAGGGGCCACATGTCGTTCTTTTATAACGAGACAAAGGCAGACAAGCCCAAGGCGAAGAAGGCGGTCAACCGGAAGACAATTCCGATTGCCAGCCTTCAGCGCATGGGGTGCTCAGTCTGCCCGCGAGACAAGGATGACTCCTTGCGCTCGCCAAAGATGGCGCCGAGCGGGTCGAAGGCGCCATACATTTACCTCCTGGGCCTCTCGCCAAGCCGCGAGGATGACGACGAGGACATCCAGTGGTGCGATGCGGCGGGCGCCGCCATCTACAAGAAGTTCGGCCGCGACTGGATGGAGAAGGACGTCCGCTCCAACTACATCACGCAGTGCCGGGGCGAGGAGAGTGTGGCCGCGGTCGAGTGCTGCCGGCCCCGCATCGTCGCCGACATCGAGGAGACACGGCCCCTGGTGATTGTGGGTATCGGGGACGAGGTGCTGCGCTGGGCGACAGGCATCAGCCCGGCCTCCGCGCTCACGCACCGGGGCGCGCTGTTCGCTGTGAAGATAGGGAACCACACCTGCTGGTACTACCCCATCCTCTACCCCAACTTCGTGCACAAGAAGGGCGGGCGAAAGAGCGAGTACGAGACGGTGCTGGAGCACGACATCCGCTGGATCAAGCACTATGTCAGTGGCCTCAACTTCCGCCCCGCGAAGGTGGCAACCAAGCCCTACGACGCGGGGATCGAGATCATCACGGGCACCGAGCCCGGGGACATGCAGCGCCTGGAGGCGGCGCTGGGGCGCCTTGCCAAGAAGCCCAAGAGCGGCATCGACGTGGAGACGCCCGGGCTCCGCGTGCACATGCAGGCCAACCCAATGTTGCTGTGCGCGGCTGTCGGCACGCACGACGACACAGTGGCCTTCTCCATCGACCACCCCGAGGGCTGGGGCACCCAGGCGCAGCGCAAGCGCGTGCACAAGCTCTTCCTCCGCTATCTCCTGGAGAGCGGGGAGAAGTTCGCGCACAACCTCGCCATGGAGATGGAGTGGCTCTCCTTCTTCTACGGCGACGAGATTCTACGGCTCACGCAGTGGGGCGACACGATGGCTATGGGCCACGGCCTCGACGAGCGCAAGGGGAGCAAGAGCCTCAACGTGCAGGTCATTAGGCGCCTGGGATTCGACCTGAAGTCGCAGAGTCGGGTCGATGTGTCGAGGCCGGAGTGGTGGCTGGAGTACCCGCTCAAGGACATCCTCCGCTACAACGGCCTCGATACCAAGTGGACCGACGCCCTCCGGATGGAATTGGAGCCGGAGATCAACGCCAACCCCGCCTACCGCTACGAATACGAGCGCAAGGTGCGCACCGCCTCCACCCTGGTCATCATGGAGAACCAGGGGATGCCCGTCGACATGGCCTTCGCCAAGGAGATGCAGAAACGCCTGGACGACGAGCTCGACGCGGTGGAGGCGAAGATCAAGCGCTGCCCCGAGGTACAGAAGTACAAGGAGCGCTTCGGCACCTTCCAGCCCGGCAACCCAGATCAGGTGCTTCGCCTCCTGCGCGACATCTGCAAGCGCGACGAGGTGGCGGTGCGGGATCGCGACGGCAACAAGACCGGCGAGAGCACCAGCGAAGAGATCCTTTCGGTGATCCCAGCCTCGGAGGTGCCCAGCGCGCCCCTGGTATTGGAGCACCGCGGAATCTCCAAGCTCCTGAGCACCTACATCGACCCCATTGTCAGCCGGAAGATTGTTTGCGTCGATGGACTCCTCCGCAGCAAGTACGGCTCTATGGAGGCCGAAACGGGCCGCTTCAACAGCGAGGACCCCAACATCCAGAACTGGCCCAAGCGCAAGCACAAGGAAGTGCGCGGCATCATCGCTGCGCGCGCCCTGGGGCCGGGCCAGAAGATGGTGGCTTGTGACTTCGGGCAGATCGAGTTCCGCGTCGTCGGCATGGCGAGCGAGGACAAGAACCTCGTCAAGTATTGCTGGACGGGCTACGACGTCCACAAGTACTGGGCCGAGCGGATGATCGCGGAGTACCCCGCGATCAAGGATCGCATCGTCGAGGAGTTCCACATCGACTGGGACAAAGACGGCTTGAAGACGCTGCGCCAGGATGCCAAGAACATGTGGGTCTTCCCGCAGCTTTTCGGCAGCTCGGTGCGCTCCTGCGCCGACAATCTCCGCATTCCCTACGAGATCATGGAAGACCTCGCGGCGGAGTTCTGGGACGAATTCAGCGGCGCCAAGCGTTGGCAGGAGAAGCTCCTGGAAAGCTATGAGAAGCGGGGCTACGTCGAGACCCTCGACGGCAGGCGGCGGCGCGGCGCCATGAGTCTCAACCAGATCATCAACCACCCCATCCAAGGCACCGCCCTCTCAATCGTCTGCGCGGGTATGAATGCGTTGAGCGAGCGGGCCTTCGCCGAGGAGCGCATGGAATGCCACCCACGCTTTAACGGCCACGACGACCTCTCCTTCTTCATGGAGGAGGCGAACATCGAGGCGAACGTGCAGATCATCACCGAGGAGATGTGCCGGCCGCGCTTCGACTTTGTGATCGTGCCCCTCATCGTGGAGGTGAGCGTGGGTGACCGCTGGAATGAGATGAAGGAGATCAGGAAGGTGTCGAGCGAGAAACTCTTCCGCTTGCGCAACCCCTACACGGCACCATGAAGGTTCCCAGGCTGAGCGAGCACTACGAGGCCTCCGCCCTTTACTTCTTCGAGTTGGGGCAGGAGCATCAGTGCTGGTTTAATTTAATGGCAGCCTGGGCCTACGAAGACGAAGACGAAAAAGAGTACATGGCCTTCCGAGGCCAACAGATAGAACTGGAGCTGACACATGGGCAAACGAATCGAAGAAGCGGCGGAGAAGCCTGCGGAGCGCGGGGAGCCAATCCATACGAAGTACAGGCCCCGAGCCTTGAAGGAGGTGCTCGGGCAACCCGCTATTGTCAAGAGCCTGGAGCAGGCACTCGCGGGCAAGAGCACTCCTCACGTCTACCTTTTCACGGGCCCCGCTGGTACCGGGAAAACCACGCTAGCCCGGATCGTCGCGAGCATGCTGGAGATAAGCCCCCAGGCAATCACCGAGGTCGACGCCGCCAGCAACTCCGGCATCGACGACATGCGGCAGATCACCCAGGCGCTCCGCTATAACGGGTTCGGCAAGACACCGAACAAGGCCATCATCCTCAACGAGTGCCAGGGCCTCAGCAAACAGGCATGGGACTCCCTCCTCACCAGCACCGAGGAGCCGCCCGCCCACGTCTACTTCTTCTTCACCAGCACCAACCCGGAGAAGATCCCGAAGGCGCTGCTCACCCGCAGCACAAGCTATGAGCTCCGGCCCCTGAAACACGACGACCTCATGGACCTCCTCGACGAGGTCTGCGGGCGCGAGGGCTACAAGACCAAGGAGGCGATCCTGGCAGCGGTCGCCCAGGCCGCCGAGGGCAGCGCCCGCCACGCGCTGACGATGCTGGCGAAGGTGCATGCCTGTGAGAGCGTCAAGGAGGCCCAGGACCTGCTCCTCATCGCCGACGAGCACGCCGAGGCCATTCAGCTCGCGCGGGATCTGGTGGCGGGCAAGCTCCAGTGGCCCCAGGTCACCAAGGCACTGAAAGCGCTGGCCGAGGATGGAGTGCAGGCGGAGAGCGTGCGCCTGATGATCGTCGGCTACCTGCGCGCCTGCCTCATGGGCTCCGATAGCGACAAGCGTACGGTGCGCCTCCTCGACATACTGGAGTGCTTCATGAAGCCCGCCACCGGCCCCGAGAAGGAGGCCCCGCTGCTGATCGCCTTCGGCCGCTACATCTACGGCTGAAAGCCCAGCCCCGGGTATAGATAGGGCTGAAAGGAGCCCGGGGCAACAGTGAATGACGCAGAACTCCGAGAGTGGCGCAGCCGCCTCCGCATCAACAAGCACCGCCTGGACGACGAGCTGGAGGTGCAGGCGGAGAGCCAGGAAACCATCGCGCAAAAGGTTCAGGCGGCCGAGGCCCGGATGATGGAAGCGAAGGAGGACCTCCAGAAGACGGAGGCCCGCCTTGTCGAAGACTTCCGCGAGGGCGGCCGTGCTGCTGGCGCCACCAAAGACCTTGCCGAAGCCAAGGCACGCCGGCATCCGGATCGCATGCGGGCTTGGGAACGCTTCCAGGCGGCCAGCCAGGAACATCGTGCCTGGGCCGACTTGCTGGAGGCCTGGAGGAACAAGGGCCGCGACCTGCACGCCCTCGGCAAGCTCTTCTCCGACGACTACTACAGCCTCACCGCGAAGTCGGTCTATGCGGAGCGCCCCAGCCGCGACAGCAGGCCCCCTAGCGAGCGCTACGAGCGCCCGAATACTCGCCGGCAGGCCGAGGCCTCCCCCGAACTCGAACGCGCGCTGACGGGGCTCCTGGGCCGCGGTAAGCGCACTCCCCTGGAGGACTGATGCGATGTGCATGGCTCCCTCTTTCTTTGACTACGTGCTCTGGGGCGGCTTGGCGCTCCTGGGCATGTATCTCGTAGCGCGGCTGGCAACGGCCGCTTTCTTCAATTCCAAGCGCCAATACGACCAACAGAGGATGACCAATGGCTGACCGCCGCAGAGAAGACGACGAAGACGATCGCCCCCGCCGCAGGGGTCGCGACGATGACGAGGATCGTGGGTCCAGGCGCAGCAGCCGGGACGATGACGATCGGACCTCGCGCCGCTCCCGCGACGACGATGACCGGGGCAGCTCCCGCAGGGGCCGCGAAGACGACGATGACGACCGGCGATCCAGCCGGCGCGGTCGCGACGATGATGACGACGACCGCGGTGGCTCCTCCTCCTATCGCTACGAGCGCCGCGACAGTGAGAAGACGCGAGAGCGTGCGAACAAGGGGAACAACGACTTCGATAAGTTCCTCAAGGACCACATCAAGGCCTTCAAGGTCAACGACGGCGACAACCGCATCCGCATCATTCCGCCCACCTGGAAGAAGGCCGATCACCACGGCCTCGACATCTACGTGCACTACGCCGTTGGCGCGGATCGGCAAAGCTACCTGTGCCCGAAGAAGATGAAGGACGAGCCCTGCCCGGTCTGCGAGGCCCGCGACGAACTCAAGCGCGAGCTCAACGACAACGAGGGCGACAAGGACCTGGAGAAGCAGGTCAAGGCGCTGGAGCCGAAGCGCCGGGTGCTGGCCTATCTGATCGACCGCGACCACGAGAAGGAGGGTCCGCAGGCCTGGGCGATGCCCTGGACGGTCGACCGGGATACCGTGCAGGTCATGACCGACAAGAGCACCGGCGAGGTGCTCCCCATCGACGACCCCAAGGAGGGCTACGACGTCGAGTTCACCAAGAAGGGAGCCAAGGATCGCACCGAGTACACCGGGGTCGCCATCGCGCGCCGCTCCTCCCCCCTGGGCAAGTCGGCGTGGCTGGAGTTCGCCATCGACAACCCGCTGCCCGACCAGCTCGTCTACTTCCCCTACGAGCACATCGCCAAGGCCTTCGGCGGCAAGAGCACCAGCCGCCGCGAAGACGACGATGACGATCGCCGCGACAGCCGGCGGAGCCGCGAAGATGACGAGCCCAAGAGGGGCCGTGACCGTGACGAGGAAGAGCGCGGGGGCGGCAGGGACCGGGACGACGACCGCGGCAGCCGGAGCCGCAGCCGCGATGACAGCGCGCCGACCTGGGAGTCCATCCACGACATGACCAAGTCGGAGCTGGAGGATCTGATCGAGGAGAAGGACCTCGACATCAAGCCCAAGGATGCGAAGGACGTCGACGACCTCCGCGACTGGGTGTGCGAGGAGATGGGGATCAAGAAGCCGAAGCAGGAGGAGCGCGGTAGTCGCCGAGGCTCCGATGATGACGGTGACGACGATCGCCTCCGCCGCATGCGTGAACGCCGCGAGCGCGACTGACATGGCAACCGCTGCAAAGAAGAAAGCAGCGGCGAAGCCCGCCCCCGCCAAGAAGGCCCGGGGGCGGGCTTCCCTCGCTGAAGACGACACGCCGGTGCGCTCTTCGCGTCGGAGCCTGGAGGATGATGTCGAGGACCCCGAACTCGCGCAGCACGCCTCCAACTACTTCGCCAAGGTGGAGAGCGAGGACAAGGAGTTTGTCTCTACCGGGGCGGCTACGCTGAACTGCGCTGCCGGCGGCGGCTGGGTGCTTGGCCGCGTGGTGAATCTGGTCGGTGACAAGAGCGCCGGCAAAACGCTCCTGGCAATCGAGGCCTGTACCAACTTCCGCATCCAGTACCCGAAGGACCCGATCCGATACGCGGAGAGCGAGCACGCCTTCGACGAGCCCTACGCAGCCGCCCTCGGGCTGCCCGTGGAGTCGGTGGAGTTTGCCGAGAAGACCGACCCCGCCACTGGCAAGAAGCGCAGCGACGCGAAACCGATCCGCACGGTGGAGGACTGGTACAAGGACATGAAGGCCTTCCTCGACCGCTGCAAGGCCTCCAAGTCGAAGCGCGGACTCTACGTCATCGACAGCCTGGATGCCCTGAGCGACGAGGCGGAGATGAAGCGCGAGATGGGCGAAGGCACCTTCGGGGTCAGCAAGCCCAAGCTCCTCGGCGAACTCTTCCGCAGGCTCATCGCGGACATGGATGAGTGCAAGGTGATGCTGATTGTCGTGAGCCAACTCAAGGACAAGATCGGAGTCACCTTCGGAGAGAAGCAGACGCGTGCCGGGGGCCGGGCCCTCGACTACTACGCGACGCATATCGTTTGGCTCGCGGACCTGGGCCAGATAAAGAAGACCGTGTCGGGAATCGAGCGCATGGTCGGCCGGAAGATCCGGGCGCGCTTCAAGAAGAACAAGGTCTCGCTGCCCTTCCGCGAGTGCGAGTACCCGATCATCTTCGGCTACGGCATCGACGACCTCACCAGCAACGCTGAATGGCTGATCGAGCACGGCCGCGAGGAGCTCCTCCGCGAGCACTGCGACATGAGCAAGAGCGGGTACGCGAAGCGGATCGAGAAGCTCCGCGACCTCGGGGGAGAGCCCGTGCGCATCGTCCGCGAGACGCTGCGCAAGCTGGTGTACCAGGAGTGGGAGAAGGTGGAGCGCTCCTTCCTCCCCAAGGCGAGGAAGTACTGACCATGCCACCCGCCGACCAGAACCGCCTGCTCCTTTTCCTACAGGGCCGCGCCGCCTTCCTGAGACGAGAGCTCGCGGACCTCGTCGAGCGGGAGGCGTTGCTCCGCAAAGCCAAGATGTTCGCCAGCGCGGACGCCATGAAAGAAAGGGTCGCCAAGACCAGCCGCGAACTCAAGACCGCGGAGAAGAAGCTGAGCGCTCACGAGCGCAGCCACAAGAAAGGAGAGCTGTAATGATCCCCCTGCATACCGCCAAGAACACGGTGCTCCAAGTCCAGCGCGAGGCCGACGCCCGGGGCCTCCACATCAACGACTACGACGCCGGCCTCGCCCTCGATCTCGCCAAGGGCAGCGTGGAGACCGCGGTCGGAATCCTGGGCACCGGACTCTTCGTGGTCGCGGCTCGGGGCTTCGACTCCATCCGCAACATGCCACCGAAGTACAAGCGCAACAAGGGCAGCTTCCCCCGGAAGGGGGAGAAGCGCAGCAAACACGCGAATGCGATGAAGGCGGCCACGTGATCCGGGCCATCGGTATCGACATGGCTTTTGCCAACGTGGGCCTTGCCCGCGTGCTGATTAATCCGGAGGGCCCCCTGGTCTCCATCGAGTGCCTTGACCTGCATCTCCTCCAGACCGAGCGCGGGGACCGCAAGGTGGTCAGGGCCAGCAGCGATGACCTGCGCCGCGCACAGGAACTCCACGCCGGCCTCCGGGCCTTTGTGCAGGATGCGCAGTTCGCCTTCGCCGAGGTCCCCAGCGGGGCCAAGGATGCGAACGCAGCGCGGCTCCTGGGCATGGCTACCGGGGTCCTGGCGGGGCTCCAGATTCCGGTAATCGAGGTATCCCCGATGGAGGTCAAGGAGGCCGTCACGGGGAAGCGCAGCCAGAAGGGCGTCCCGAAGCCGGTCATCATCGAGTGGGCGGCGAAGCGTTGGCCCGATGCCCCCTGGCTTCGCCATGCCCGCGCCGGCAAGGGCTACAAGCCCGGCGACCTCATGAACGACAACGAGCACCTCGCCGACGCGATGGCCGCGGTGCAGGCCGGGGTGCGCACTCCCGAATTCCAACGACTGATGGTGCTCCATGCAACTTCCAGCTCTTCTCGTCAGCGACCTCCATCTC